CTCGATAAGCCCGCGATCCTGCCCAAGATCGGTGATGTGTCCGATGTTTAGCCGGCGGTCGCCCCACTGCAAGTAATGGCGGACGGTGATTTCCGTCCCGCGTCGCCACCAGCCGCGCACAACGTGACTCGCCGTCGGGTAGGTCTGGCGAGCGTTGATTAGCTCGACGCCCGACAATGTGCGAATCTCGCACGGCCATGCAATCGAGAGCGAAACATCGGCGCCAGTGATCTGGCCGCGACTGTCGATGGCGGTTGCAGGCCGCTTGATGTCCGCGCGTTGCCGCATGCCGCCTAGGCGGACCATCTGCGGCACGATTCGTGGCATTCTTGCGGCCATGTTATGGGTAGCTCACTCGCTGATAGCGACGAACCATGCGTTCATACGCCATGGACTCATCGATCTTCTCCAGCCCTTCGCGGTCCTGAAATCGTCTCGCGATATCGACAAGCATCATTTGCTTATAGGCCTGCGGAATCGCTGCCTGCGTCGCATAGCCTGCAACAAACGTAATCGTCACGCTATTCGGCTCGCCTCTGGCGGTTGGCCAGTCGGCAAGATACGCCAGCGTTATTTCCGGCTCCGGTTCGTTGTTGTCGAGCAAATATTCCGACGCCGACATCGTAGCCGTCGAGCCATTTTCGAGCGTGTAAACGATGCTCGTAATGGATGTAACCGGGCGGACGGGAAGATAAATCTCCGTTTCGCCCGGGAAGTCGTCGAGCGTCAGCGTGAAGCTACCGGTCGCCAGCACGACGCTGCAATCGTGCTCGACTTGCTCACGGGCGGCGGTTATAAGCCGCAGCAAGTGGGCATCGTGCGCGTTGTCGTCGTCGGCTAGCTCGACATGCTTTTTCGCCTCCGCGAGGGTGATCGGCTCAAACGCCGGCGCACCCACGCGGATCGCTTTTCGCTCGCCAGTTGCCATGGCCTACACTCGCAGGATGTTGCCGTAGTTGCGTTCCGACGCACTCACTGGGCAGTCGCTGGCGCGAGACAGCAAGGCGAACGCGGTGATGTATGTTCCCGTGTCGCCATTGCCGCAGGTTGCGACAAGATCGATGTATCGCTTGCGGCCCCGCAAATCGACCTCGAACGCGAAACACTTGTCATCGTCGGTGGCACTCGGCAAGGCGCTTGTCGTGCCCGCGATGCCGGCAGACGTGCCGTAGACAAGCCCGGTGATGTCGGCCGCTCCGCTCATGCCCGAGTTGTCGGACTCTTGCAATTTGAGCGCCGTCATGGCGATGTCGGTAGCACCAAGCACAACCAAGACTCGCAAGTAAGCGAATCCGGCAGTGTCGATGGTCGCGGTGGTCAAGCTGGCGTTATCGACGATCGCGCCCGGCGGCGTGATTGGGACGAATTTGTCATGCTGTGCAGCGTTCATTTTGGCTCCGTTTTGTATCGCGTAAAATCTCGTTATGCATCGCACAAAATGCCGCGATGCATCGCATCATCGCGGCTTGGTTGTCACGATCGACTAGCTGCCCGGCGTGGCAAGCATCACAATCGACCCGCATTCGCTGGCGGTGCCTTTTTCATGGACAACGATGTCCAGTCGCTCGGTTCCCAGCACCGCAATTTGCTGAGTAAGGAACTTCACTTCGCGCGAGACGTCGAGCGTCACGCCGCGACGGTCGCCGAACTTGACGCCCTGGCGCAGGTTTCCGAAATACACCAAGCCTTCAGTCGATGCCTGGTCCGTCAGCACCTTGTTCATGACCTCGACAAACACGACCGGATAGCCCAAGAACTGTACTTGCGACGCACCGGCTGCAAGCTCCCGCGTGGTGTTGCCGCCAGCAGCCGCAGCCAGCCGCAACATCGACATGGCCCAGCCGCTGCGGTGGATGTACCACGACGGCCCGCCGTTCATGAACGCATACGAAGGCAGCTTGGCGATCATGCCCTCGAAGTCTTCTAGGTCCAGCGTCCCGTATCGCAGATTGCCTGCGATCGCCGTGTAGGTCGCACCAGCGGCCAGCGATTCCTTAATGCCGACGATGCCGCCATAGCTCGACGTGCCGTCGCCATTGAATGCCGCGTTGTCCTCGCTATAGGCCATGGCGAGAGCCATTTCCTGCGCGATTAAGTTGCCAACCGCAATCGCGGAATCCTCGTCAACGTCGCGGCTGTAGTAGCTGAGAGCGCCCAGCTTTTTCGCGACCAGCTTAACCAGGTCGAGCGTCGGCGTGCCCTCGGTCGGCGTGCCAGTCTCGCCCAACCAGTAGCCAGTGACACCGCCCGACCGCTTCGGCGTGTCTTTGACATCGCGAGCCATCGGCACGACTTCGGCGGCACGACGAATGACGCCATATTCATTGACGAGCCGAATCAGATTGGCCTCGTACTCCGACGGAATCAAGAATCCGCCGTCGCTGTCACTGCCGCCCGACATCGCATTGCGGAAGTCGATGCCGAGCGTATCTTGGCACCACTCTTGGGACGATTGGCGACCGCAGACAGCCATCACCAAACGACCAAATCCGTAGGCTTGCTGCTCCGCGTCCGCCCCGAGGAATGCGGTGACGGGCGCACGGGCCCTGGCTCGCGCCGGAACCTTAATCCGCGAAAAGATCGACGAAGAATCCGCGATGCCGGCCTGCTCGTGATGCACTCCACCGGGCACCATGCGAGCGGCGCGGGCGGCGGTTAACTCCCGCTCAAACGACTCGGCTTGGGCTTTCGACGCCTTCAATTTCGCGAGCTTGCCGCTGGCTCCGTCGTCGCCGATTAGCTCCGCGATTCGGGCCGTCTCTTCGGCCTTCGCTTCCCGCCCTTCTTTTTCGATTGTGGCATTGATCGCCACGACTTCATCGAGAACGGCATTAATCTGCTCCTGTAACTGCTGCGATGTCCACTTCATCCCGGTAGCTCCTGTGACTGGCCGGGATGCCAAAACAAAAAACGGCACGACCCGGCATTCGTGGTGAATGCTGAATCGCGCCGCTGACGAGAGGCTCGATTGATGGCTGTCGCTTTGCCTAACGAGACGCCGCGACCCAATGACTATACGCTATCGGACCGACGCAATCAACACGCCCTCGCAATCGCCAGCCGGCGACCGATCGACGCCGCCGCCACCCTGGGCGACACCGCCGAGGCGGCGACCAGTAGTTCGGGCGGAGTTTTCGCGAACATGCCATCGCGGATCGCCGCTTTCGCGGTTGTCGCCTTGCCGATGGCGTCGGCAAATCCAAGCTCGACCGCCTCCGACGCATCGAGCCACGTTTCCGCCGCCATCATGTCGCGGATCTTGTCAGCGGATTGCCCTGTCCGCTCGACGTACTGATTCACAAGCTGCTCGTCGATTTTTCGTAGCACCGACGCCGCTTTTTCGTGGTCGGCCGCGTTGCCTAGCGTGCCGCCCCATGCGTTGTGAATCATCACCATCGCGTTCTTCGCGATCTCGATTCGCGATCCTGCCATGGCGACAAACGACGCCGCCGAGGCGGCCAGTGCGTCGATCTGCACGATGACGCCCGGCGTATGGCGAGCGAGGGCGGTAAACATCGCCTGCCCCTCGAACACGCTCCCGCCTGGCGAGTTGATGCGCACGACCACCGGTTCGCTGCCGGCTTCGCGCAACTGCTCGATCATCCATTTGCCATCGAGCAAGCCGTAGTAACCCGGACCAATCTCGTCGTAAAGAAGAATCTCACGCATGTCACACACTCCCCGCGACGATTGCCGTCGCCAGTTGGTTCGCTCGCTCAGTCCACAACGCACACTCTGCCCGCACGGCCTCGCCAAGCCCGCTGGAGACTCGCCCAGCGACTTCGAGCAGTCGATTGCGGCTGTCAGCCACCCACTCGGCAGCCAGTGATTGCGGGCCGTCACATTCGCTGATAACAGTCGCCATTCTGTCAGACCAGTTTGCGTAAAACTCATCTAGCCACGACACGAAATTGGCCTGCGTCGCGGCGGCCTGTTCAACGCGGCTGATCTCTACTTTGACCGCGACCATAAGTCGCGATGCCACCACCTTCCGCAATCGCGCAGCCAGCGCCGGTTGATCCAACGACGATTCACTGTCGCTGCTGTCCTCTGTGTCCGCTGTTGGTTGTTGGGTTGTCGCGGCTTGCGAAGTCGTGATCGCTGGATTGTCATACGAGTCGCCTCCGTCGTCATCCCGCTCGTTCATGTCTTCCAGTTCGCGGACCTCATTGGCCGACAAAACGCCGATCTGTCGAGCAATCTGGTACACCTTATAGCGGTCGGCGGTTGTGCCTTTGAGCAAGGCGGCCGTGACGAATTTGAAATAATACTCATCGCTATCGTATTGAGTGGACGTCAGCAGCTTGGCGGCGCACTCTTCCTCCCATCGCACCATCCAGCGTTGCAGGCAATTGTTAATGTAGGCTTGGTTCTTCATTTCGAGCGAGTTGTAGCTTACGCTCGAATCGTCGCCTAGCATCTGTTCGACACAGAACAAAAGCCCGATGTCCTGCCGCGAAAACTTCCGCGACTCGATGGCCTGTGCTTCGCTATTGGTTTGACTGATCTGCTCGACAGCTAGCCCCTCGCGAATCAAACCCACCTTGTCGGCGTTCTCCGATCCGCTGTGAAATTCGTTAAAGCGGTCGATAAACGCCTTGGCGTCTTGTTCGTTGCGAAACGCGCCAGGCGGTGCCTTGAGCAAAAACTTCAGTCTAGCGCCGTTCTTCTCGCTCATCACCGCCCGCGTCTGCTGGGCAATGGCAAGCCCGAGAGCCTGCTTAGCCGCTTCGATGACGCCCAGTCCCGCGAATCCGTCGTCGGATAGCCCCATGATGTGCAGGCAATCGGCATCGGCAATGCGGGCCTCTGGATCGTCAATGCGAACGTGCCATTTGCGGGCAGGGACGCTTTGCCCCGCGATTGTTCGCCCCGGCTCCACCACGATCGCCCACGCATCCGGCCGCATTAGAATCAGTTCGCTCGGCTCGCCGCGTCCATTGCGAACGATCGCGGATCGGCCGTCGCCATGAAGTAGGGCGTGATGCTGCATGGTCTCGCGCCACGCCGAAGCGGTCATTAGCGCATTCGGCCGCCGACGGACAAGCCAATAAGCCGGATGCAATC